GATTGTGGCCACTGTAGTAAACGCCACGCCCAAGTTCTGCAGGACCGTGTCAACAAGTGGCTGAGCCGCTGCAGCGAACTGAGAAATGGCGTCTCGTGCTGTTTCAATGTATGGCGATAGAGTCTCAAACGCTCCGCCGACAGCTTCGCCAAATCCGCTGAATGCTTCAACGATAAGACCCGCGCCTGTGCTTAGTCCATCAAGTGCAGGCTGCAGGATACTCATGACGAAGTCGGCCACCGGCTGCATGGACTGAAGCCACGCGTCGAATCCTCCGCCAGTGGATAGATTCGTGATTGCGTCCGCGAGTTGCTTGATGAGATCCGCTGCGCCATTGACGACGACCGCGAACGCTCCACCCAGTACCTCAACGATTGAGTTGAGCACCGGAACGATGGCGTCTATTGCCGCGCCGAAGATTGGCCCTAGGGCGTTACCAAGCTCACCAAGCGCGCTCATAAGATTGCCGAGCGCTTCTTGTAGTGGCGGAGACACCGCGGCCAGTCCAGCAAACGCAGCGATGGCGATTCCAACGGGGCCACCCAGCGCACTAAGCAAGCCAGACAAAGGACCGAGCATAGCGCCAAGCACTGGAATATTGGCAATAACCGGAGCAAGGCCACTGAGCGCCATAGCACCAAACGCCGAGGCGATAGGAGCCACAAAGGTTGGAATATTGCCGAGCTGTTTGCCCATGGCGTCGATAGCCGGTGCCGCTTGCTTGAACGCATCAACCAACACTTGAATGGCTTGTGTGAAGATTGGCGCGGTTAAACGCGACAGAGCCGCGCGGACGTTAGCGAATGAGCCAGCCAGCGTGTTACCAGATGACAGAGCCGCTTCGCCTAGACCGATGCGCATGGCTTCCGAGAATGTGTGGAAATCAATCTGACCCTTGGAGACCATGTCGGAGACTTCCTTGGACGTCTTGCCAAGGTATGTGCCTAGAAGCTGCAGAACCGGCACGCCAGAGCTTGAAAGCTGCAGCATATCGTCGCCCATCAACTTGCCACGCGATGCGACAGATGAAAAGATGACGCCGATATCATTGAACGCTCGACCAGATGCCGCCGCAACGTTCGCGACAGATTTCAGCGTGTTGGTCATATCCTCGCCGGACTTAATGCCAGCCGCAGAAAGCGTTGCTGCGGCCGTTGCAGCGTCGCCCAGGCCAAATGCCGTGCCACGGACTGACTGAGTGGCCGAGTCCATGATGGACTCGATGTCCTGGGCGTCATGGCCAAAGCCGGCGAGCTTCTTTCGTGCGTTGTCGATATTCAGCGCACGGTCAATACCGCCCTGGATGGCCATACCAGCAACCGCAGCAATTCCCGCCTGGCCTACGCCAATCAGTGAGCTTGTAATTTGCTGGGTATTGGTACGCACGGCGTTCCATGCGTTGGTCAGTCCGTTTCTCGCGCTTGTTGCGATATTGCTGAAGATGTTCTGAGCGCGAGACCTAAGCTCGGCAAACGATGACTGCACGTTGCCAGATGCATCGCCCATACTGTGATCCATAGAGCGCGATACTTCCTGCGCCTTGTTCTGAATCTGACTGAGCGAAGACTGCGCCTTATTTACGCCATCAATGAAGCCGTCGGCATTAACGGTGAACTTCGCGGAGAGTGTATAGTCACTTGCCATATATACCTCCTCTCATGTTTATTTCTGTTGATTCGATAGAGCCTTCTCAAGCGCGGCCATTTTGTCGCGCGCTTCTTTCGCGCTCATGGTCTTTCTGTCAGGCTTGTTTGCTTCAACCCACAGAAGCTCAGGTTCTTCGCTCTTTTTCTTGTAGCCATTAGCGAGTGCGTTCGCGATTGCTTCGTTGAGAAGCATCTGGTCATATGCGACGCGGTCATGCTCAGCCACTTGAAGAAGCGCAATCTGAGCCGCTGTGAGCCTGTCAAACTCGTCTGGCGTCCATCCAAAGCGAACAGCCGCCCACGCCCACATTGCGTCGCGCTCGTAGCCTGTCAGTGGCTTCTGTGGCGCTTCTTGTGGTTGGTGGTCGGCTTGTTGTTTGCTTGTGGATGGTCTGACCCAGCGCGGGCTCACCAGATCTATTGGAATAAAAAACCGCAGTCCTTCATGAGTGCGTCGCTTACGGCTTCAATCATCTGAGCATAGCCGTGCTCTTGCAGGTACTTTCCAGCAAGCTCGATGGCCTGTGTTGGATTGACCCATGCACTCTGGCCACTCTCACGGATGCCATACGCGAAGAGAGTCTTAGTCTCACGCAGGGTTGGCTGAGCGGTGAATACGGAAATAATGCTTTTGTTACCAATTGCACTCTCGGCCATCTCCACACGCTTCTCCGCGTAGAGAAGCTCGTATGTAGTACCGTCAACCTCGAAGGTAAAATCTGCCATTTCTTACTCCTTAACTAATAAAAAAGGGGCAGCCGAAGCTACCCCGTGATTGCGTTTGTGGACGCCTATCGTCCTGTTGGCTTGGTGATTGCCTTAGCCTTAGCGGCTGCGTCAATGTCAAACCACGTCCACTTGCCTGTGCCCGTGAGAGATACAGACGCGGTGCGTACATCGTCGGTTGGCGAATCAGCCTCATACTTGGTGACAATGACTGCGCCGCCACCAATTGGCGTGAAGTCTGTGTTGTCCAGGAATTCCTTGACGCACAGAATAGTGCCGTCGGCTAGTGCCTGGCGGAACAGTTTATCGCTCTCAGCGTCCTTGACGGCCACCGTATCAACGGAAACCTCGAAGGAACGGGTAGATGCGCGGTTAACCTTCCAAGCGCCGCGAGAAGACTTCGTGGAGACGCTCGTAGTGTCAGCGGAAAGCGATACCTTGTGAGACTTCTCGCCAGCGATTGCGAGAAGCTTAGATCCATCCGCGCTAAATACGCCAAGCAAGACCTCTGCGCCGTTTACAGCGTTCACGCCACCAGCGGAGACGTCACAATATGCACCACTATCGAATGCAGTTGAATCTGGCATAGTAATGCCCCTTTCTACTTAATAATCAGACCATAGGAGACGACCACCTCGAACGGCACAACCGCGTGCCATTCTCCTGTCTCGTCTCGCTTGATTGTGTTTAGACCGTTATCCGTTTGACGGATGACCTGGAACGGACAAGCCAAACTAATCGGCTGGCTCATGGCTTCTTCTAGAGCCGTCACCATCTTGAATATCTCCTCGCGCGTCTTAGACGGCTTAGAGATTGCGTGAAGCTCGATGGTGTAGACGTCCAGCCACATCGTTTTAGTTTTGTCCGGACGAACTGAAAGTGCGCCGACGGAATAAAGAGGAGAGGGTTCTTTATTCGCGTCGGTCACACATTTAACGCCCGTGCCATCTTTGACACNCGAGCGGGAGTCGCCTTAATGCTTGCCTCATAAGCCCTTACTCCTTAGATACTCACCGCACCGCTTCTTCAGAACAGCGCGTGCCGCCTTGATTTCCGTAGCAAAGAAGTGCTGGCCTTCCACGAAGGGAGCTTTGAGGCGCTTCCCAAGCTTCGGAACGTACTGGCCAACGTTTTGGCGATGGCCATACTCAACATGTGGCGCATATTCTCCCGTGTAGCCAATCTCACCCTCGCCACCTTTGACGCTCTGGCGAATAGATCCAATCAACTCGCCCGTGTCTCGTGGTGTGGTTGCGCGTAGGTCTTCAGCTATTTCATTCACGGTGCGCTTCATAACAATTTCAGGCTTAATATTCGCGAGCTCTTTCAGTGCGTCGCCAAGTCCGCCATCGTCAAACTCCAGGCGAACACTAGACATATGCATCACCCTTTAGCTTCTTCAGTGACAAAACGCGGCGGCGCCCGAAGTCGCTCACATGGATGACCTCGAAGACGTCGCCAGCGTCAATCACGGGAAAGCGTACAAGAGACGCGCGAAGAGCAAGCTCGGCGGGTACTGTCGTGATAAGCGTCAAGTCACACGCCGCGTAATCATTGCCTTCGTTTTGCGTCTCTACAAGCGATGCGGGGCATACCCTCGCCCGGGTGGTTGTAAGCACCCGGCGCGAGAGTACGCGATTGCCTAGTTTGTCGCGCGCGTCGGTGTCCGCGAGTTCAATCAACTCGCACATCCGCCACTTCATACGAACCTCACTTTTGGAAACTGCAGAGCGGAGGTATTGTCCGCCCTAGCAATCTCAGCTAAAGCAGAAAGTTCCGCGGCATACTCCGCGAGCAAATCGTCCACAAACTGAAGGGACAAGGTTCCGCCCTGTCCCTCCGCCTCCTGCGTGATTCCTTCATCGAATCTGCGGTTCACCGCCTTGATGGTTGCATCGACCACAAGGGACTCGGCTGTGGTGGGTAGCGTGGACACACCAACGCGCAAACAGATGCGGTCTGTGAGCGTATGCGTGACCTCTTCCAGCCACTTATCGCTCGGCTTATCTTCAACTGCCTCGAGTCGTGTCTTGACACGATCTAATACGCTCATACGCTCACCTCCTTACTCGTGAATTAGACGGTTGCCTTAATCTCAGCCTTGACAACGCCGTCGGTAATCTCTGGGAAGATCTTGACGCCAGACATAACCAAGGTGTCGCAGGTTGCGTTATTGGTGTTGATATTGTGAGTAATACCAACGAAGCCAGTAGCGTCGGAGGTCAGGCCGAAGGTGGAAGCAAG